TCATTACTGTCTCGGAGGCTGCGAGGACTTGTCATATATATAACGAGTCTTCCACACCCTTCTTATCGGCAAACTTAGGTACCCTTATGGGTGCCTCTATTTTGTCGCTGAATTCTTCTAATGATTGACCCATTAAAGGGTATTTCATTATGGTTTTCAGATGAGATAAGTAACTAACACCTGACCTGTCAACTCGCTGTAAGAGCGGGAGGACACTCAGGAGACTGAAGTTGATCTCGATTTCCCTCTTTTTCATTTCTAGCAATAGGAGTGGAAGGTCTCTTCAATTTTGGGAGGCCCCCCTTATAAGGGAAGGAGGAAACCGAGAAGCATCGCATCCATTAATGATGATACGGGAGCAGAATTCTGTAAAACAGTCTTCTCCAACCGGAATCTTCGTTTTGGCTTCTGATACTTCTACATCGCTGATCTTATATTGCTTTCTCACTTCAGCCTGTAAAAGTTCATCGGCTATAACCAAGTCATCACCTACAATTGCATAAAGATTTCTTAGATCTTTATCCGAAGTATACTCTTTAGGGAGTAGACTCCAGCAAAAGTGAATGAATGCATGATGTGTGAGAGAAGCGACCGCGAATGAGGCCTTAGAGCCCATTGGTTGACCCACTCCATACCTAATTGTCTTATCTGATTTTCCAACCGCATAATCGCGCTTGGTCATAAGGATACGTCAATGTTGACCTGCATTGTTACCTAACAGGTTATCAAGAATAATTTCTTGTAACTTGATTGGAAAACGATCAGTTCAATTCTTTAAGTCAATGGATCAGGATTTAATTCCTAATTTCTTGATTTTAAGAACTCCTTCATTATGATTTCTTAGGAAATCTGTATGATGGAAATTGGTATTGAGTAAACCTCTTATGACCTCCTCTATGGGGGCCAACAAGATGTTAGTTCAGTAGTCTACCATAGCTACAACCCTGTTCTTATTCAAGGAATCGGGAACTTGGGTAATCTTACCTAGGTTCTTGAAACCCTGTTTAAGTTCTGACTCAAGAAGTTTCGTCTTCGAGAGTGACAAGGTGTAACTATAAAGATCTGTGTTTCCAGTAATGGAACATAGATGCTTGTAGGCTGCTGCCAACGTTCGGTTAAGGTGCAGAAGAATTGCCTCAGAATGAGACGATTCTAATGTTACTTTTCCGTTAGGTCCACTAGTCATTCTCATACGAGGAAGACATAGTAAACTGTTCTTATCGAAATCTTCATTCAATCTAAAACTTTTGTGATTACTCACAAATGTCTTAAATGACTGAAGTTGTTTGTTGAAATTCTGACCCTTCTCCCTAGGGAAAGGAGTCACAATTGATACAATGTCGAAATCGGGGATCTCTTCGCTTAATCTAGGAAGAGAGAGGATTGTCTGCAAGGCTTGATAAGCCTTCACTCAATTCTCACCACGATTGTAGATGACCATCAATAAGGGAGTTAATTCCTTAAAGATAGTCAGAACGGGGAAACCCTTTTCTGTTGAGACAAAGCTCAACGGATCTGGATTTCTACGTTCTACTAATAAGACAGTATACTGGACTCTATCCTTCCACTTAATCGTACCTTGCGTCACACCGTGATGCTTGATAAGATGTAAGTAGTTGTGAGAGACTACAGACAATGCCTTACAGTAGAAGTCTCTATTGACTTCAAGTGTTAGGTAAACGGAACTTAATACGAATAAATAAGTTTCCAAGAATGAACTGCCCTTTTCCAGAGATGGATAGGGGGGAGTTACCTTGTTCTTATTTATAGTTGGATTCTTCTGACAGTGTGGATCGGCAGTACTTTTGGTACCGCTCTTATTCTTAGGATTTTCTCCTAGAATAGTTCATATTTTCTGAAGAATAACAGGGTCCTTCATTTTCTGTAGAAGACGATGAAGCTTCTGATTATTTCCAGGATTATTATTTGATTTTGATTGTATAATCATTTTCATTAATAGTTCTGACAAAGTCAGACCAATCTAACTCTATGATCTCACGCGGAGCTACCTTCACACAATACCTTAGAAGGTATCAACCAGTGATAATCGAGCCGTACGGCTTGCTTATGACGAACAATCAGTCCGCATATGCTCACCTAGCATATCTGGTGTGCGCTAATGTAC